CAGGCAAAATCAGGCGTCTGGGTTTCCCTAACCCACACCGATGTCACGACCCTCATCAGTGGCAATTACGGCACCGTTAAGGGCTATAGGTCCGGGCCGATGGTGACGTTGCGCATCGACTGGAAGTTGTCGGCGTCCGGCTCGTGGAACACCGGCAATTTCGGAACCCTGCCCGAAAGCTGGCGTCCTCCAATGGACTTGAACTTCTCCTACGGCGGACGCGACGGCGCGAACCAGAAGATCATCAACGTAAACGCGAACGGAACCATGACCTACGCCAATCAGGGCGGCACGCAGGGCACGAACGCGTTCGGCATGACCGTCTCATACGCGCTATGACCCGTGGGGTCACTGCAAGACAGTGCAACCGCCTGAGCCAGTGTCCCGAAGCTATGCGGCGGGCATCGGGTCGGCGGTCCTCCATACGCCGGTGCATCCCGCGTATGCGTTGTTCGGGTTGCCGAGCATGACCACGCGGCCCGTATGCTCGCCGTAGAGGATGAACGTGGTGTTGCCGCCGAACACGGCGATGGGAACGTTCGACGTTTCCGCTGGACGATACCCCACGGGTATGGTCTCCAGCGCCTGTGTGTAGTTGTTCTCGCCGCTCTGGTTGAATTTCACGTTGCCGCCCGCGAAGCAGATATCACCCACGCGCGTCAGCGAAATACTGTTGTTGCTGTAGGGGACCCTCCATGTCGTGGAACGCTGGGTTAGGGAAAACTATTGCCTGTTCCAGATTGCGATCCAGCTTCCGAATATCGCGACCCTCCCGCACCAGCGGTTGTCTTTGGTGTTCCACAGGCGGAAGCGTATCTGGTTTACGTCGCTGGTATCCCAACGTTGTGCGGTGTACTCGCCGGCCTGGCCGAAACCAGTGCCGAACGGCCCAATCGTGTAGGCCGCGTAATCGGCTTTCTTCCCGTTTGGGGATTGGACGTTGATGTAGAATGTGCCGTCATTATTCGTGGTGATGGTATGGCCTCCGCACAGAATATACGGCATTCGGGTTAGGGAATGCTACTCGGTAATCCAACAGCCGGATATACCGACGAATCGGCTGGTATATCCGGTGCCGTTCAACACCATTTTCCCGTCTGCGGTGCCGTAAAGGTAGAAACTGATTGCACCGCTGTTGTCGGTGCCGCGCATGACCGCGCGGGAATCGCCGGACGGTCTGAAACCCTTCGGGATTGTCTCGTTGACGGACACGTTGCTGGTCTGATTGAAATTGCTTGTCAGCGTGATATACGCGCAGGCGGTGACAATACGGCCGACACGAACCAGAGTGATATACCTGTCGGAATACGGCATCCTGACTTGGCCCGTGACAGGGGTTAGGGAATCCTATTGCCCGATCAGCGCGCGTTCCCAGATGCTTTGGGCCTCCTTGAGAGACGCGATTTCCGGTCGCAGATAGAATCTGGCGGTCGTCTTGATGTCGGTGTGACCAAGGAACTTGCTGACCACCGCGATGTTGACTCCCGCTTCCAGGGCGTTGGTGGCCCAACTGTGGCGGAGATTCTGCACCGGCACGTAGGGCAGCGACTCCTTTTTGCACCATGAGGCGTAGCGTCGCGCGGCTTGCGGTGGGGTCAGGTCACCGATGATACGGCCCTTCCGGCCGTTGCGGATCTCCCGCAATCGCCGGACGGCGAATCGGGGAAGGGGCAGAAACCGGTCGGACAGTTCAGTCTTCGGCGGCACCACCACTTCGTGGCCGGCCACCCATTGCACTCCACGCTGGATATGAGTGATGCCGGAACGCATATCGATATCCGCCCAATCGACTCCGTACCCCTCTTCCGGCCGCAACGCCAGGCACGAGTCCACAATCAGCCAAGCCTCAAGCGCATGGCCATAAAAGCCCTGTAGTTGGCGACGAGTCTGCCCGATGGTCAGTAGACGCGGCACATGGAGCGGCTTGGCCGGCAGATCAATCTCCAAACGGGTCACATCGACCTCTAAGTAGCCCCACTTCGCGGCCTTGCGTAGCATCTGCCTCAACACCGCCCAAGCCTTGCGGGCCGCACCTGGACTCGCGAACCCTGACAGCCACAGCTCGATGTCATCCACGCCGATGTCAGCCAACTCCATGCTGCCGAACACCGGCTCCACATGGCATCGCCAAGCCGACTCATAGCCAACGCGCGTGACCTCGCGCAGGCGCTCGCAATAGCCGACATACCGGTCATCCCAAAACTCTTGCAACAACATTTCGACCTCCGAAAAACCACACGTCTCGCGGCCAATCCGCTCGGTATCACGTGTGGGTTTTCTCACCATAAAGGAGCCCCGCATGTCGCAGTTAATCGAACAACTCGTTGATTGGCTGGTGCCCTTCTTATGCGGTGGCGCGGTCACCGTGCTGGGCCTCATGCGGCGATGGGGCAGAGCGATCATCAACGGGATGCGCGAGCTCCTGCTGTGCCAGTTAGAGGACCTGCGACGCGAAATGGTCATCGAGCACGACGGAGTGGCGGACGAGGACCTCAAATCACGCTCCCAACGCCTCTACGACTCCTATCACTCGCTGGGCGGCAACGGCCACGGCACATCCCTCAACGACGACATCCAATCCGCGCCAATCGCGCCGCGCAACAGAACGTGAGCCCCGCAATCCCGCGAGACTCCAAAACATCTCTGAAAGGAGAACACATGATATTTAATCGCGGAAAGCCACGCCACGCCCGTCCCCGCCGACCATGGGCAACCATGCTGGCCACACTGCTGACGACCATCGCCCTGGTGTTCGTGCCGGGCACCGCGCTCGCCGACAGCGGTATGGACGTGAGCAAATGGCAAGGATGTGTCGGCAGCAGTCAGGCCGCAACCGCCAAGGCATCCGGTGTCAACTTCGCTTTCGTGAAAGTCACTGAGGGCAACGGGTACACTGATTCGGTTGCCGACTGCACAATGCAGTCGCTCAAGGCCAACGGCATCCGTCGCGGCGTCTACCATTTTGCTCGGCCTGATCTCGGCAACAGCCCTGAGGCCGAGGCTGACTGGTTTATCGGCCAAACGCGCGGCTATGTCAACGATGGTGTGATTCCAGTATTGGACTGGGAGCCATCGGGCAGCTACGTGACATGGAGCTGGTGGGCGCTCAGGTGGTTGCAGCGTGTCGAATCCGCATGGGGCGTCAAGCCTCTCATCTACACGTCTGCCAGTGTCATCAAAATGACCGACTGGACCGCAGTGGCCAACGCCAACTACGGTTTGTGGGTTGCCGGATATCCGCGTGGATATACCGGAGAGACCCTGCGCAACCCCGGAGCCGTGCCCTACGACGTCAGCCCTTGGCCATTCGCCGCCGCCTGGCAGTATTCCAGCTCGGGTCACGTGCCTGGCGTCGGTTCCAGGATCGACGTCAACTGGTTCTATGGCGATGCCGGAACATGGGCGAAGTACGCGGGTTCTCAGCCCGGCACCTCCGTCAACCCGGCCACGCCCAGCCCGACACCCCAGCAAGGTGCGCCGGTCGGTGACGCACAGTCCTTGGCAACCGCAGTGATTCGCGGCGACTACAGCAACGACCCGCAACGCCGTCAACTGCTCGGCAACCGCTACAGCGAGGTCATGGCAATCGTCAACCAGCGTTTGCGTGGCACGGGAGGCGGTACAAGTACCAGCGCAAGCTGGTACACCGTGCAACGAGGCGATTATCTGACCTTGATCGGTGCCGGAACCGGCGTGAACTGGGTAAGCATCGCAAACCTCAATGGTTTGCGTGCCCCCTACGTCATCTACCCCGGCCAGCGATTGCGGCTCACCGGTACGACATCCTCCACCTCCGCCGGTGCGGGGCGCTACGTGGTGATCGGTGCCGGTGATTGCCTGTGGAACCATTTCGGCGCCAACAGCGCCAAGGTCGCCGCAGCCAACGGCATCAGCAATCCCAACCAGGTCCGCGCGGGAACGCGCATCTACTACTGATCCAACAGGGCCGCGAATCCAATCGCGGCCCTCCCGGTAAAAGAAGGAATAACAATGTCCGATGAAAACGAACTCAAGAACATCGCCAACCCAATAGGAGTCGACACGTCTGCATGGAGCCCAGCGGCAGATGTGAACCCTGCGGTCCCCGCATGGCTCATCCCCAACAAACTGTATGACATCTTGAAGTGGCTTGCCGCACTCGTGTTTCCGGCCCTTGCCCTCTTCATGGGCACGGTCGGCCCGGCATGGGGACTGCCGTACGTCGATGCCATCGTCACCACGCTCAATGCGCTCGGAGTACTCGCCGGTGCCGTCATCGGAGCCAGCGCACTCAAAGCCAAGTTCACTCTCGCGGCGTGAGCTATATTTTCGGGCGATAGATTGGCTGCAAAGTACCGTGAATAATTCGGTCTTGTCTGGTCTGTGGACTGGGCAAGGCCGAATTTCGCGTATCATCGATCAAACCAGATTTTGCAGGTCGTCGTTTTATTGATATCTTGGCCGTAAGAACTCCTCACATGAGGGATTCGGAAAAAGAAAACCGGTAGCATGACCATAGCATGACTTCGACTGGCGGGATATGCGACAAAGCCTGTGGTGCAAGGCGCGGAAGCGTTCGCGTAATCAGTCTTCCAAACTGATTACGCGAATTCGGCTGCCGGCGCTCGCTATTCCTCTGCT